AATTTTATTAAAACAACAATTGCAGTAAATAATCCAAACCCAGCATCTGGAGGCAAATCTGCAGAATCTGTAATTGATATAAAAAATAATGCATTAGCTGCATTTTCAACTCAAAATCGTTTAGTTACTAGAGAAGATTATATTATACGTGCTTATTCAATGCCAGCAAAGTTTGGAAGTGTTGCAAAAGCATATATTGTTCCTGATGATCAAATATCTCAAGAATCATATGAACAAAATAGAATTGCAAATCCTTTAGCAATGAATATGTACGTTTTAGGATATAATGAATCAAAACAATTGACTCAATTAAATCAAGCAATTAAAGAAAATTTAAAAACATATATGAGTCAATATCGAATATTAACAGATGCTGTAAATATTAAAGATGCTTTTATTATTAATATAGGAATTGATTTTGAAATATCCGTACTTCCGAACTATAATAGTAACGAAGTATTACTTAAGTGTATTGATGCAGTTCGTTCTTATTTTGATATAGCAAAATGGCAAATTAATCAACCTATAATTAAATCTGATATAACTACAACTTTAGCTAATATTAAAGGAGTTCAAAGTGTTGTTGGAGTAAAATTTTTAAATCTTTATGATTCTGACTTCGGATATTCAGGAAATATTTATGATTTACAATCAGCTACACGTAATGGTGTAATTTATCCTTCACTAGATCCTAGTATTTTTGAACTTAAATTTGCTAATCAAGATGTGCGCGGACGCGTGGTAAGTTATTAATCCGCGTATATTTATACTAAAAGTATATTATGTTTAGAATATTTTACGCTGAATCGGATTCTACTGTATATGAGAGTTTAGAAACGACTAATACCGGTCTAGATGAAATCTTAGAAATAGGTAAACGTTTAGGAAATGATGGAAATGATTTACAAAAATCTAGAGCTTTAATTAAATTTGATATGGAAGAAGTTACTGATGTAATTTCTAAATATTCGATTAATGTAAACTCATGTAAATTTATATTACAACTTTATACTAGTACAGCTAAAAATCTACCTGCTGAATATACATTAGATGCTAAAATGGTTGGACAGCCATGGACTAATGGTACTGGTTATTTAGCTTCGAATCCTGCAGTATCAAATGGCATTCAATGGGCGAAACCATATGCATCGTGGTCTCTAGATTCACAAGTTGGAGATTTATGGATTTCTAGTTCGCAACAAATAGAGTTAGGATCATCTGGAATATTTGTTTCCGGCTCCGGAAAAGGGGGTAGTTGGTTGTATAGCACCGGAAGTACTTCTTTTTCTAGTTCAAAAGCATATTCTTATCAGACAACAGATTTATCATTAGATGTTTCTAACTTAATATTAAAATGGATAAGTGGTAGTAATAGCCAATCAATTGCTAATAACGGGTTTATTCTTAAATTTTCAGATGCAGATGAATTAGATAATACAGTAACTGGATATATTGATTTTTTTAGTAAAGAAACACATACTATATACGTTCCTAAATTAACAATGTATTGGGATGATACTATATATTCATCATCATTATCTACTGCTAATTTAGAATCATACACTGTATTTACTAAACTAAAACCTCAATATCATGATACTGAAATAATTAAATTACGTATTTACACGCGAGATAAATATCCTCAAAAATCTCCTACAAATTTATTTCCAACACAAACTGTTAAAAAACTTCCGGCTTCTACATACTATTCAGTTTTAGATGCTGCTACAGATGAAGTCATAATTCCGTACGATGATATTTATACTAAAGTAAGTTGTGATAATACTAGTAATTACATTTACATTGATATGAATGGATTTATGCCAGAACGATATTATCGTTTACAATTCAAAATCAAAGATGGATTTACGGAACAGTATGTAGATGATGATGTATATTTTAAAGTAGTTAGATAATGTTAAGACCAATACGATTAAATTCACGATTATTAGACCCGGTAAAATTACAACAGGTAGCAAAATATCGAAGTGGGTTAACTGTAACATCTAATGATACAAATATTATTCCAAGAAATGATGCCGGAAACATTCAGTTAGAAGCAAATGTTGAAAATAATCCATTGCTTATAATTGAACCAGTTGCAACACGTATAACATTAGATTCTGTTTTAAAAGTTTTAGACACACAATTTGAATATTTTAAATTTCCTGCTACCATACGAGTTGTTGGAGATACTAATGTAGATGTAGATTTAACTCTGCCAGAATTAGATATAGTTAATAACGTTGATACCGAATTAAAACTGCCAGTTGGCGTTGATGATAAAAATCAGCCAGTACCATGGGATCGTATTAATACATCATATGACAGTAATTGGTTTTATTCATCTGGGTTTGTAACAAAAGGATTTAAAGAACTTCCGTTTACAGGCGATAATCAACTTAGATCTAATGCATATACATTAACTAAAGATGTAATTGATACATTACGTCAACAAAATAAAACTTTAAAATTTACTATTCAAACACAATATGTTGGAGATAATACATCATTAACTACAGGTTTTGTATTACGACTTAATCGCGATAATATTAAATCTTATAGGCCATGGCTTTTTCCAATACCGCAAATACAAACTACAGGTACCGCAACAAATGGATATCCTGTATTAGGAATGGAATTTATACTAAATGCTGATGATTTAGTTGAAGACGATTATTTTGTTATAAATGTTGTTTCTGGCAATCCGGCATATTCGTTGAATGATAAAGCTTATTGGAAAATTGAAGCAGTTGATATACCAACATCTCCTCCATTATTTGGAATTGATAATAAATCAGGAGTATATAACATACAAGGAGGCGGTTCTGATGTAATATTGAGTTCTATTACATATGATTCTAATTCTAATGAAGTTTCAACCGAAATAGGAAGAAAAATACCAGGATCAAATGAATTTATTTTTAAATAAAAGTTAAAAAATTAAATGTTAACACAATATAAAAATATCGAACAAATTCAATTAACCTCTGGTTCAGTTTCTGCGGAACGTTTATCTCGTAGTAAAACAGAATTTGCAAGTTTCGATGCAGAAGAAGCAATTTATTTTAATGAAGAAATAAATAAACAAAATGAAGATCAACGTATTGAATTGCACGTATATGCTGGAGAGACTTGGATTACGGGTAATCATCGAATTCAACTTGAAACAAAAATTCCACAGTATAAAAATAAACAAACAAATCAATTAATTAAATTTCCAGCACAACCATTAGCTATTGATTTGTATAACGAATTCGATCGTTTAAAACTAACTGCTGGGACATTCCGGATTGCTGTTAATTTCTTTAAAAATTTAATTGGTAGTTATGATTTACAACATTTACGTATCGATGAAATTTCTCCGGATCGTACGGAAATTAGACTTCGAGCGATTGATGCAGATGATCCAAAATTTAAAACGCAAATTACATCATATATACAAAATGTTAAACAAACTACAAATAGATTTTATAAAAATTATTTATTAAATTTTAGTAGAAATAACTGTGTATTATTTGTTAATAGTGTTGTAATTGGAGAATATCTTTACGTTAAATTAGCAGAACCATTATCAGCTAATGTTGATGTAAATTTTAAATGCTGGGTTGTAGAAGAACAAAAAGATACATATATAGATCAAGTATCAATTGTTGCTAAAGCACCAGAACGACAATTTAATAAATTAGCAAATCCAAATTGGGAAGCAACATCTGACGTTAATATTTCTTCTGAAACTGGTTTTAAAACATGGACGGATTTATTAGGATCATCTACTCAAACATCACAACAAATTGTAGATGCATATTTTTCTGGTAGTTTATCTGGTGTACAATTAAATATAGATTATTCAGATTTTAATAATTTCGTATTTTATAGTTCTGCAACAGAACGTTTAGAAAACTTTAAATATAAATTAAGCTTATTAGAATATTATACATCGCAGAGTGCAGTAGTATCACAAATATCCGGATCAGTTGCTACTACTAATTTAGCTGATTTTGAATTGCAAAAATCTAATTTAATTGGAGGTTTTGATGCATTTGAAAAATATTTGTATTACGAATCATCATCTAAATTAACTACATATGAAATTCCAACTTTATCTCCAAATGTTTTAGATTTAACAGGAAGTTATATTCAGCCTGCTCCGAAATCTAATGCATCTATACCATATTCATTATATTCGATTACTAGTAGTCAATTTACCAATTGGTACGAAAATGTATTTAATTCAGCTTCATACTATGATTCGCTGAATATAAAATCATTATCATATACAATCCCGGAATTTATACGTTCAGATGCAAATAGTCAATCTGCTATAACGTTTGTTAATATGCTAGGTCATCATTTTGATATTTTATATACATATATCAATCATATGACTAAAACGTTAACACGTGAAGAAAATCCTAAATTAGGTATGCCAAATGAATTGTTATATTCTGTAGCAAAACAATTTGGTTGGAACTTAATTGATGGAAATCAACAAGCAGATTTGTGGTCATATGTATTAGGAACAAATGAATCAGGTGCACCGCAAACTGGCTCTAATTCTATTAATGGTACATCGATGTCTGCAAAAGATAGAACATATACCATATGGCGTAGAATCGTAAATAATTTACCATTATTATTAAAATCTAAAGGAACGAAACGAAGTGTTCAAGCATTGTTATCATGTTACGGAATTCCGCAATCAATGATATCAATTAATGAATATGGTGGCCCTAGAATAGAAAGAGCTCCAATATACGAAAAATTAAATTTTGACTATGCATTAGATTTAAGTTCTAGTGCATCCGGAGTTATAACAGTAAATTATAATCAGCCTATAGGTGCAGTTGAACTGCGTTTCCGAACAGATGATATTG